CCGTCGCCAGCCGTATTCCGCAGGTGGACGAGAACGCTATCAACGAGCGCATTCGATCCTCCGAAACCCGGGCCCGCCAACTGGCGCGTCTGGATATGGCCCATCCCGACTGGGAGCAGGCCATACAATCCGAGCAGTATCAAAACTGGCTGAGCAATCAGCCGAACGACATCCAGGCTCTCGTCAACAGCGAGAACGCCTCCGACGCCATAAAAGTTCTGAACGCCTATGTGGACAGCACTTCGGCCTCGACCCCTGATCTGACCGCTCAAAGCCGCCAGAGAAATCGCCTGGAAAGCGCCGTGACCCCCACTGCAGGTGGGCAGGCCACAAGACGGCAACCGAAAACCGAGCACGAAGAATTCTTGTCAGCCTATAACAGCTGACAGGGCAACCAGATCAGGAGGCCATCATGGCTACGCAGAACTACAACACCGCAACGCCGCGGATTGGCAAGCTTAAGGGTGACATTCTCAAGCACTCAAAGCCTGTCATGGCGCTGGGCATTTCCGGCGACCAGAAACGCATGCCGAAGAATGGCAGCGATACCGTGATCTATCGCCGCTGGCTGCCGAAGGGTGGTGCCACCACCAACGCCGACACCATCAACCAGTGGTCGGTCGATGCCAACGCCCATATCGTCAGCGAAGGGGTTACCCCGACTGCCGACACCCTGGCGCCGCAGGACATCACCGTACAGCTGCAGCAGTACGCATGCCTGTACAGCTACTCCGACAAGACTGCTGATCTCTACGAGGACAAGATCCCCGACGAGATGAAAATGCAGACCGGTGAGCGCATGGGCCTGGTGCGGGAGATGATCGACTACGGCACCCTCAAGGGCTGCACCAACAAGTTCTACGCCGGCGGCACCAGCCGCTCGACCGTGGACGAAAAGATCAGCCTCAACCTGCTGCGCAAGGTCACCCGCTCCATCAAGGGCAACCGCGGTCGCATGGTGACCAAGGTGCTGTCCCCGTCGCCGGACTACAATACCGCTCCGGTCGAACCCGGTTACCTGGTGTTCGTGCATACCGACGGCGAGCATGACGTGCGTGACCTGCCAGATTTCACCAAGGTGGTCGAGTACGGTTCCCGCAAGCCGATGCACGACATGGAAATCGGCTCGGTCGAGAATTTCCGATTCATCGTCAGCCCGGAACTGAGCTCGATCATCGACGCTGGAGCCTCGGTGGGATCTACCGGTCTGAAGTCGACCGGGGCATCCACCATCGACGTTTACCCGTTCATCGTGGTGGCGGCCGATGCTTGGTGTAACGTGGCTCTGAAGGGCATGGATTCGTTCGATCCGATCCACATCCCGGTCAATCAGCGCGACAAGTCTGATCCATTGGGCCAGCGTGGCTACATCGGCGCCAAGTTCTACTCGGCGGCATTTGTATCCAACGATGGCTGGATGGCGGTCATTGAAGCGGGCGCGACTGACCTGTAACGAATAGGGCTGCACTGCAGCCATCAGATTTGAGGATTTGACCATGAACAACCTGACCAACGGCTATTTCGGTGGCTCATTCTGCCTGGCCAAGGCTGGCCTTGTTGAAGGCACTAACGCCAATACTATTGAAATCGCGGCCCCAAATGGTGCCGGGGTGGATTTCTGCATCGACGGCATCCTGTATCACAAGGCGGATACCGACAATATCGCAATGACCGCACTGGCCCTGCAGGCGGACGATACCACCTGTCTGTATCTGGTGCAGATCGATGCCGATGGCGCGGTGTCGATCAAGAAGGGCACCGAGGAACTGACATCAGACCTGGCTGATGACAAGGTGAACCTGGAGTGGCCACGGCCGGATGCTGCGCGCTGCCCCCTGGGTGGTTTCAAAATCGTTCTGGATGGCGGAACGTTCACCAGCGGCACTGATGATCTGGCCGCATCCGGTATTACCGACACCTTTTATGATTTCTTTGCCCTGCCTCCGCAGGGTCTGACGTCCTGATAAAGGGGGCTCAAGCCCCCGCACAACACTCTGAGGAATAGGACATGAGAATACGTGATCGGATCAGTGACCTGCAGGTCACAAAATTTCTGCGCATGGGCAAGAACAGTGTCATGCGAGTGACCAATGCAGATGGCACCGAAAGCAACGTCAATCTGACGGAGCTTGGCGTACTGGATGGTCTGACCGCCACGGCGGCTGAGCTCAATATTATGGACGGCGTGACGGCCACGACTGCCGAGTTGAATATCTTGGATGGCGTAACATCCACAGCCGCTGAGCTCAATATCTTGGATGGTGTGACAGCTACGGCGGCCGAGTTGAATATCCTGGATGGCGTTACCTCAACGGCGGCAGAACTGAATATTCTGGACGGGGTTACGGCCACGGCGGTCGAACTCAACCAAGCGGCCGATATCTCGACGCGCGCCAGCGTGGTCAATGCGGCCACCGATGTTGAGGCCACCGACAACGGCAAGACCTTCTACCTGGATTCTGCCACGGGTTTCGCCTGCACGCTGCCGGCTCCGGCGACTGGGTTGCGGTTTAAGTTCGTGGTTTCCACCGCTCCGACATCCGGCAATCAAACCATCAAGACCGACTCCGACGACAACATCATTCATGGCCAAGTGTGTTCGGCTGAGGATGCGGCCGGGTCTGTGGTGACGGCAGCGGCGGCGGATATCATCAATTTTGTTGCCAACTTGGCGATCATTGGCGATTTCGTAGAACTGGAGAGCGACGGAACAAACTGGTATGTCTCGGGCATGTGCAATGTTCAGGATGCGATTACCACGGTTCAGACCGCTTAATATGGGGCTTCGGCCCCTTTTGTATTGAACACTTCCTTGCCTCGTTTCGGCGGGGCCTTTTTGGAAGCCAAGTGAGGGAATGAATCATGCCTCCCAGAAAAAGAACTCCCGGACAGGAGACTCCCGAAGTGGAACACGAACCCAAGGTTGATGATCTTCTGTCGGCCAACGAAGAATTTGCCCAGGCCAACGATAAGCTGGCCGAGGAAAACGCCGGGCTGAAGCAACAGCTGTCCGGGCAGGGAGCCATGATCAACAAGCTGATGAAGCGCTTCGAGGCGATGGAGCAGCAGATTGGCCAGGACGGCACCGCCCATTTCGACGATACAAGTTTGGTGCGGGTCGAAGGTAAGACCCTGGACGACCCTGACATGCTGAAGAAGCTGCAAATGGAAGCGTTCATGGAAGAAATGGTGACCGTCGAAATTAGCGAGGTATCCGAAGAACAAGCTGACCACGGCTTCCCGATCTTCGTCAACGGCCAGTGCGAGATCTTCTTTCGCGGCGAGCGCAAGGCCATCAAGCGCAAGTTCGTCGAAGGCCTGGCCCGCGCCAAAAAGACCGGCTATCGCAATGTGCTGAAGGTGGACCGAGATACCGGTGAGCAGGAATACGTTTGGCCGAGCAAAACCGGCCTGCGCTATCCGTTCAGCGTTATCGAGGACAAGAACCGGATGGGCGCTGATTGGCTCAGGAGCGTTCTGCGCCAGCCGTAAGGCACTGATCAAATAGTCGAAAATCTCCGGCTGAGCCGACATAACCGCCACCTGTGAAGGTCGCCCATGAACTACCTGCAACTCGTCCAACGACTGCGACAAGAGACAAATTTTAGCAATGTCGGCCCCACGACCGTCGTGGCTCAGACCGGCGACCACGGGCGGGCGGTCGACTGGGTGGCGGACGCCTATACGGATCTGCAGAACCGGCATTTCTGGCGCTGGCTGCGCAAGGACTTCAGCCTGACCACCCAAGCGGACGTGGCCAGCTATACCCCGACGCAGTGCCAGGATGCGGATGGTGATATCACTCGCCACCGGGCCTGGGTGCTGGATCCGTACAATCCGCCACGCTGCTATTTGCAGTCATCCGGCAAGGGTACGGAATACTGGCTCACCCCTGTGCGGTGGGAGGATTTCAGAGTCATCTACCAGCTGGGTAATCAGCCGGCGAGCGCACCATCGTTCATTACCGTGGATCCAGACGATAATATCGTGCTGGGTCCGACGCCCAACGACGCCTATGTGATCAGTGGTGAGTATCACCGCAGCGCCCAGGTCATGGCGGCCAACGCCGATATCCCTGAAATGCCCAGCGACGCCCATATGCTGATCGTCTACGGCGCGATGGAGGACCACGGATTTTTCGATGCGGCGGAGGAGGAAATCGGCCGCGGCTTGAAGCGTTACCGGCGGCTGATGAGGCAACTCGAAGCGACGCAACTGCCGAAGATGCGCAAAGCGGGGCCGTTAGCCTAATGAGAGTCCCACGCACCGAAGTCGAACTGATCCAGTGCCGCGGCGGCATTGATCTGGCCTCGACCACGCTGAAGATCGCCCCCGGTTTTGCTCTGGATCTGCACAACTTCGAGCCCGAGCTTGAGGGTGGTTACCGAAGGATCAATGGTTACGAGCGCGGCGATGGGCGCAAGGCTCCCTCAACGGCGGTTTACTACACCGTGGTGGTGGCCGACTCCTCAGCCATCGAGGTAGACGATACCCTGACCGGTGACACCTCCGGCGCGACGTCCAAGGTGGTGATAAAGGATGACGATACCAACACCCTGGGCGTCACGAACCTGAGCGGCAACTACACCCTGAGCGAGGCCGCCAACGGCACCACCATCACCGCCACCGAGAATCAGACCGGTCAGGTTGACCCTGATATCAGTGATACCTGGCAGCTGGCGGCGGCGGATTATTACCGCGACCTGATCCAGCCGGTATCGGGGACGGGCGATGTGCTGGGAGCGGTTCAGTACGGCGGCAAGTGGTACGCCTGGCGGCAAAGCGGGTCTGTCGCGAAGATGTACGAGAGCTCAGCGTCTGGCTGGGTCGAAGTGGCGCTGTACCGCCGCCTGTTCTTCGATGGCGGCGTTTTGGCAGAGGGCGATATCGTCGCCGGCACTGCCATCACCGGTGCCACATCAGCAGCGACAGCCACGGTCAAGGCGATCGTCAAGAACGCCGGCTCCTACGGGACCGACGCCAGCGGCTATCTGGTTGTTGATGTCACCTCGGGTGCGTTCCAGGATGACGAAGACATCGAGGTCTCGGCCGTAACCAAGGCGGTCGCTGATGGCGTAGACGAAGCGATCAGCTTTACCGTGGGAGGGCAGTTCGAGTTTATCGTCCATAATTTCTACGGATCCAGCGGCACCACCTACCTGTATGGGGCGGACGGGGTTAGCCCGGCCTTCCAGTTCGACGGTACCCTGGTGGTGCCGATCTATTTCCCGGCGCCGGACAAGGATGCCAGCTGGAACACCCCGAAGTATATCCGTGCTCACCGGACCCACCTGTTCCTGTCGTTCCCTGGCGGGCAGCTGGCGCATAGCGGTATCGGAGAGCCGCTGGTGTTCAGCGCCCTGCTCGGTGCCGCAGATTTCGGCCTCGGCGACGAATGCACCGGCATGGCCCCCCGCTCGGGTGAGGTTCTGGCGGTCTACACCAAGAGCCGCACCTACGGCCTCTACGGATACAGCGCGGCCGACTGGACCCTGCAGGTGATCAGCGAGAACTTCGGCGCCAAGGACCGCACTGTGCAGGCGATCGGGACTGTTTACGCCCTGGACGCCAAGGGCATCGCGCCGCTAGAGCGAGTGCAGGCCTACGGCGATTTCGAGAGCTCGACCGTCACCCGCATGGTAAAGCCGATCATCGACACCTTCAAAAACGTTGTCGTCGCCTCCGTGACGCTGAAGGAGCGCAATCAGTACCGGCTGTTTTTCAATGACGGTACCGCTCTGATCATGGGGGACGATCAGTATCTGGGCGAGAGCCTGCCGGCGTTTACCAAGATCCGCTACCCCGATGCGCCCACTTGCATATCTTCGACCGAGGATTCGAGCGGCGACGAGGTGATTCTGTTCGGCGACAGCGAAGGTTACGTCTACCAGGCCGAAAAAGGCTGGGACTTCGACGGCAAGGCCATCGAGTGGGTCTATCGAACGCCGTATTTCAACCTAAAGACCCCGCACCTGCTCAAGAGCTACCGCAAGCTGTTCGTTGATTGTACGGCGGACCGGCCGTTCACGATGCTTACGACATTCACGCTGTCGTTCGGCGATGACGCCAATACCCCGAACAATGGCCTGAGCATGGATTTTGCCGGCTCAGGCGGCGGCTACTGGGATATCGGCAACTGGGACGAGATGTACTGGGACGCTGAAGTCTACGCCTCCCGCGGCATCGACCTGGCCGGCACCGGCAAGAACATCCAGTTTGTTTTCTACGGCAATAGCGCCATTATCCGGCCATTTGTGGTCCAGAGCCTCGAATTGCACTACCACACCCGGCGCCTAAAAAGGACTAAGTGATGGCCAATGATTATTACGAAACAACTTACGACTTTCAGCCGCGCACCCTGGCAGAGAGCGCCAAGGTGGATGCGGAACTGGCGGCGATCGAGGCGGGATTCGCCAAGCTGCCCGGGCTTGGCACGCTGTTGGGATCAAGTGGTAACTTCGTCACCGCCGGCGGCACCGACAATGCGCTGACCGTTACCCTGGGAGCCGTCTGGACTACCTACACAGGCAAGGATGGCCACCGCATTTCGGTGCGGATCGCCACCGAGAACACCGGTGCCGGCACCATGAGCGTCGACGGCCTGGCCTACAAGACGCTGCTGCGCAATGATGGCGACGCCCTGCAGGCGGGGGATCTGCAGGTGGGCGGCGTTTATGACATGGTATTCGACGAGAGCGCCGGGCAGTTCAGGGTCATCGATGCAATAAACGGAGTACTCGCGGACGCAGAAGCTGCTGCAGCGGCGGCCGCCGCGACGCAGACCGAGATCAATAACATCTATCTCAGCTCACAAGCTACTGCACC